TGTTAAACACATTGAATGTTTGGTGTTAGTATTTCCAAAGTATCACTTTGGTAAAGCAAGTGGTTTGAAATTTTTTCTTTGAACCTCTCAGCTGTAACGTGCTCAGCTCACGTTGCCATCTCTGTTTATGCGGTGGATAATTACCACCGTCCATAGTGAGAAATGACGATACTATTACTTATCAAGGTTAGAACCCTAGATATATCCTGCAGCGGGAGAAAACAAAATCTGAATTTAAAGATAAGAATAAGAAATGAATAAGAAAGACAGTTTACAATTATGCCCCAACCTAGGGCAGATCGAATTAAATGAAAAGAATTATATCCCGCAATGTGCGGAATGTCCTAAAGACGAAATAGTCTTGTATGTACCTTCTAAAGACCCCATTGTTGGGGTTAAGAAGAAAATTCGCGATTGGTTTCAATCGAAAATGTCCGAAGTTAAATATAGGTCTGTAACTGATGATGATTATATCACTAAGTTAGTAGACGATGTTATAACTTTCATAGCCATGTCAACCCAAAAAATTGAAGGTTTAGGTGTTGCTGAAACAATATTGCAAGCCTTTCGTATTTTTATTAAATGCAGATTCCATGAATCAACGTGGAAGACCTTATCTACTAGATTTTATACGTACATTAAAAAGATTTTAGGTAAATTCGCCGTTCAGAATGCCGATCGGTTTTTTGACGGGGCGCGAGGTTACTTGAACTCATACAAGAACATATGCAACAGCGAGATAGCTGTTAAACTGTATCGTTGTTCGATGTACATAATGAGCCTTTCCCTTTTCAATAAATTGGGCTTTTCGTTCGACACTTTTGGTTACTCAAAGCTCGAGCAAGTTGCTCTTAAGAAAAAATATTACAAAAAACCAGATTTTTTGTATGTCATCGCTGATACTATACTTTTTCTGGCAGAACGTGGTTACCAAATTTATTTAACTGGTGACATTAATTGTATCTTTCATTCAGGTGGTACCTATAAGAAGGTTTATGACAATTGTCGTGAATTGCAGAGGAAATCTCATCTTTTACATAATCCAGAAGAGTATGGATTCACAGAAAGTGAATTTAGATCTGATTTGGATGACATTATTGAAAAGCTTCAGAATATTTCTAAATATTCTATGCGATTGGAGAAAAGTGACAGGGAAACTATTAAGTTCACACTTAACGATATGTTGATGATGCGTGATGACTTGAATACTAAGTCGGCCGCTCGTCGTAATCGTAAAGCACCATTTGCTGTTCAAATATTTGGAGATTCTGGAATTGGTAAGACGACATTGACTAATATCATATGCACATATTTTGCAAAGCATGAGAACCTCCCATTGGGGGATGAGTTCCGTTATACTGTTAATCCAGCAGCAAAATATTGGGATGGATTTGTTTCATCTTGTCATACCATAATTTTGGACGATGTTGCCAATGAGGCCCCTGAAATGAATGATCCGAAATCTTTGAATCAAATTATTCAGATAATCAATAATGCCTCCTATTGCCCTGATCAAGCCTCGTTAGAGAATAAAGGAAAGACGCCCTTGAGGGCTAAGCTAGTAGTCGGTACGACAAACGTGAAAAACTTAAATGCTTATCATTATTTTTCATGTCCGTCCGCTGTCCAGAGACGCTTTCCATTTATCATCACACCGACGGTGCGATCCCAGTATAGGGATGAAAGAGGAATGTTGTGTTCCGCTAATGTGCCGCCTGGCCCATATCCAGATCTATGGACATTTAATGTCGATTTGGTTAAACCGGTGCCCGTCAGCGGTGGAAGAAGACTTGCAGAATTTGAAAATATACACACAGATATTGACCTACGTGGTTTATTGATGTGGTTGGGTAAAACCATCACAAGTTTCAATACTGACCAGAATCGAGTTCAAGATTGTATCGCTGAAATGCGCAAAGTTAATTTGTGTATGTGTTGTTCATTACCAGATACTATGTGTATATCAACGGTACAAAGTGACACTACGACTGTGGTTTCATCTATTATTGGACTACTTTGGCTTAACTTCATATGGAACAGTTATTTTGTCCAGTTGACCCGACTTTACTTTTATTACTATTTCATGAGTAAATTTTGCAAAAGAAAGTTTAATATGTGCATTCGTGCGCTGAAAAGGAGAAGTATAACACGAGAAGACTGGTCCCGTATTGGTGAATCTGTTCAAGGAACGATAAGTAATCCTAAAGTATTAGCAACTATAGCAACTTTCACAGTTGCGGCTTATGCTATGTACAAAGTGTATAAGACTATTCGGCCCCAGGGTAAGGAAACTAAGCTTGTTGGTGAACGTCCTATTGCTGAATTTGATGGTCGAGAAAATGTTTGGTATAACAATTCATTTGATCTATGTCCCGCAAATTTTACGCGTGAAAGTTCGTCCTCCAAAAGTATGGAATTCAATGCTTTTTGTAAAAAAATATCTGCAAATGTTATTGTTATGAAAATAACTAAGACTGAATCATCGGGATTCACGGAAGGTCGAGCATTAGGGTTAGGAGGTCATGTCTATATAACGAACAACCATAATATACCCCACCTGAGTAGACCAACTTATATTGATGTTATTCAATCTTGTTCACTTGGAGTGAATTCTAATTTGAAGTTTGTTATGTCCGAGAGCGATGTTTATCGTATTCCATCTAAAGACATAGCTTTTCTTACATTTAGAGCATTGCCACCAAAGAGACATATCGTCAAGTATATCCAAGTGGGTAAATCTAACGGGATATTTGATGGAGCTTATGCTTCTAAAGATAGTAAGGGAAAATATAATTCTATTCCCGTTGTAACGATTAAGCGAACTGCAGAACGTAATCTCAATTTTCAGAATAAGAACATCAACGCGAAAGCCAATATGTGGTTTGGAGAATTGCGTGAATCAAAAACGGTAGATGGTGATTGTGGTTCTCCCCTGATCATAAACAGTTCTTATGGTTACAGTATTGTTGGCTTGCATTGTTTAGCTGGCAATTTTGATAAAACTGTTTTGGCTACGGAAATTGATGGAGCATTTGTATCTGAAGTTTATAATAGTTTAAAGAATTTCAATGTTCAATCAGGGAATTTATCATCGATATCTTCTGTTAATATTAAACGTGAGGTTGGCGATTTGCACAAAAAATCCGTCTTCCGCTATATTGATAATGGTTGTATTAATGTTTATGGTTCTTTCACCGATTTCCGTGGTAAGGCTAAGTCTAATGTTGAAAACTCACCGATGAGTGCTTTCCTTATGGACAAAGGTTACGAAGTGAAATATTGTAAACCTGAAATGAAATCATGGGTCCCGTGGCATATTGCTGCAAAGGATCTAGTGAGACCCATTTCGGAACTCGATACTGGTATCCTCGATCGCTGTGTCGTGGGGTATATCAACGATGTTTGCGATAATCTTGAAAATTTAGATAATGTGAAGGATATGCTGATGGTCCTTGACGATTTTACTACGATCAATGGGGCTCAAGTTGCCTACATAGATAAGATGAAACGTAACACCAGTGCTGGTAATCCATGGAAGAGATCGAAGAAGTATTTCTTGCGTAGTATACCACCTAATCATGGTATGCAGGATCCTGTCGAAGTGGATGAAGAGATTGGTGACAGAATGGACGTTATATTAGAGTGTTACCGTCAGAATCAACAATTTCATCCAAATTTTTGTGCCCATTTGAAAGACGAACCAGTTTCTTTCAAAAAAGCAAAGGTTGGTAAAACCCGTGTTTTCACGGGGGCGACTATGGATTGGTCTCTTATCGTAAGAAAATATTTGCTTTCGTTCACTCGCTTGCTTCAAAATGAGCGGTTTGCCTTTGAGGCTGCTCCAGGCACTATAGCACAGTCCCTGGAATGGCATGAACTTTACGAGTATATTGTCAAGAACGGCAATGACCGTATAGTGGCTGGCGATTACAAGGCTTTCGATAAACGTATGAGTCCTAAGGAAATCTTGG